ATCTCTGATTGGAAGTTTTCTGATGATGGTAGAGATTTAGAAGCTATTGAACAAGACCTACGAAATATTAATAGCACAGCTAAGTTTACTCTAGCAGATGCTGGTAATTCAAAAGTAAGAATCCCTCGTAAGAAGTTTCTACTGTTCACTTGTGATAGTACAAAAGAAAACCCTGAAGGTAGGTCACTACTAAAAGGTGCTTACGTAGCGTATAAGAAACTAAATCTACTGCAAGACCAACTAATGATTGGTGTTGCTCGTGACCTTGGTGGCGTACCCGTTAAATATAGCGGCTTTAAAAAGTAATTTTTATAGAAAACTTCTCTAATTCAGGGGAAGCCCGAAACAGGTGATGCTGTGGGTAATCCTGAGCGAAGGTTAAATTATCAAGAATCTCCGAAAATTCAGTAGGAGGTATAATGGTAAAGAAAGAAATACAAGGATCAAAAGGCTATTTGATTTCAGAATGTGGGAAAGTATTCAACAAAAATGGTTTATTAATGTCTACAGTTATTAACGTATGTGGATATGAAAAACTTGGTATCAGGATGTTGGATGGTTCTAGGAAATGGTATGTTGTTCACAGATTGGTTGCTGCTGCATTTATTCCTAATCCAGAGAACAAACCACATATTAATCACATAGACGGTAATAAACAAAATAATCACATTACCAACTTGGAATGGTGTACACCAAAAGAAAATATGTACCACGCTACCTATGTTTTAGGTAGGGGTCTTGGTGAAAACAATCCATGTAGTAAGATAAATTCTAGTCAAGTACATGCAATATGTAAACTACTGGCAGATGGGTACACAAGAAAAGAGGTTGCTGAAGCAATCGGTGTCACTGTTGGTATGGTTAGTCAAATGAGACAGAAGGCATGTTGGAAAAGTATAACAACACAGTACACTTTCCCAAAAAGATCGAGAATAATCTCCGACGAAACTGCAAGATGGATATGTAACAAAATTGCAGAAGGTAAGACAACTCGTGAAATACTTGATGAAGCAACAAACCCTAAAATTAATAAATGTCTAGTAAACGACATTCGATGGGGTTATATCTATAAAGATATATCTAAAGATTATTTCTAAATAATAGATTCTTGGTAATTTAACAACGTGCAACGACTATCGAAACCACACCTAATAGGTGGGAGGGAGTAGAGTAGGGTCAAGTGACCCGAAACGGGAAGAACCCTTAATGGGTTATGATATAGTCTGTTCTTCATGGAAACATGAAGCTGTTCACTTTTGGGATAGTGAACGAAGTGTAATTAACGACTACACTTGAACACATAAGATTCAGTTTACACCCACGTTATCTTGACCCTAATGCAAGCCCTGAAGATAAAGCTGTAGCAGACTCTTTCCGACAGATTGGTGAAAACCTTACAACTGGTGCTCAAGGCTCTGTTGTAATGCCTCTATTGTATGACCCTGAAAGCAAACAACCAATTTTTAAGATGGAATTGCTAGAGTCTAAAGGGGGCAAGGCATATGATGTACCAGCAATCTGTAAGCAGCTTCAGGATGATATTGCTGCTGCTATGTCATGCTCAATATTACGACTAACAGGTAACTCTCCAGATAACTATTCAGTAGGTACTGGTAAAACTAACCTAATGGCGTTACACCTAGCATACCGCCTTAAAGAAATCTCTGACGTAATTAACAATGATTTGATTCCTCAGACATTCGCTTTAAATGGTTGGAATGACACAGAATTTCCAGAGATTGTATTCGGTGACTTTGATCGTCCAGCAATGGAAGAATTCTCTAAGATGCTTCAACGTGTAGCTTCTGTAGGTATGGTAGAGTTTGATCGTCCAACAGCTAACCTTATCCGTGAGTACATCGGTGTGCCTATTAAGCCTGCTGATGAGGAAATTGATAAAGAGTCTCTAACAAATCAGGGTAATGGTGGTTCCAAGTCCGGTCAAGGGTTTGCTTCTCCATCTGGTGAAGGTACTAGAAAAACACCTTCTGGTAGGGACAATTCAAGTGAAAACGTTGAGAACAGCGCATAGAAGGTTATAAATGAAAACAAAACATAGCCTTTTGAGGCTTGCAAGTATTGCATACGATACACCCCACCTTATCACAACTCATTCCTTAGATAAAATGTTATCTTACCTAGACCTTCGCAATGAGGGTTTAGCTCCTATGTTTATTAAGGATAACGACGATTCTACATCATCTGAAGAGAAGAGTAAACTAGATAAAGGGTTAGGTTACGTTAAGGTTGATGGTGCTATTACCTATAAGCCAGTTACGGGAGCTTGTGGTGAAGTTAAGGGCACATCTTATGTTGGACTACTAAATTCTGTAGAAGAGCTTGTTGAAGAGGGTGTAAAGACCATTGTAATGGATTTCTCTACTCCCGGAGGACAAGCCTCTCACGCATTTGAACATGCTTCTGAAATTAGAGCACTAGCAGATACGAACGGTGTAGAACTGGTAGGGTATGTTGATGAGATGGCTTGTAGCGCAGGGTATCTCCTAGCCTGTATCTGCGATGAAGTGATTGCCAATCCAGATGCTATTACTGGCTCTATTGGTGCTGTAGTTGCCCTTACAGATGTGTCTAAGGCAATGGATAATGCCGGTGTAAAGCGAGTATTTATCACATCAGGTTCAAGCAAAGTACCTTTCGCAGAAGATGGTAGTTTCAAACAAGAATTCCTAACAAAAATTCAAAAAGATGTTGATATGCTGAATGATAAATTTGCAGAGCATGTTAGCAAATACACAGGTTTAGCTGTTGAAGATATTAAAGCATTAAACGCTGAAACTTTCAATGCTGATGAAGCCTTAGAAATCGGTCTTATCAATTCTATTATGACCAACTCAGAATTTGCAGCATATATTTCTGCAAAACACAAAGCAAAAACTAAAGGAGCAATTAATGCTTGATCGTCTTAAGAAACAGTTAGGTATTGTGGATGCTGTAGCTTCCCCAGAACTAGCTGAAATTCAAGAACAACTAGCACAGTTACAGAGTCAGTTTGAAGGTGTTCAAGCTAATCTTTCTGATGCTGTAAATACTATCACAACTTTGTCAGCCGATAAAGCAAATCTTGAAGCTGCTCTAGCAACTGCTATTGAGCATAGTCAGAAACTAGAGGCCGATGTGAAAGAAGCTGCTGAGAAACAACTAGCAGCAAAACTAGAAGCTCGTAAAGCAAAACTAGAAGCCACCATTGGTAGTGAGAAAGTAAATGCTGTATTTGAAGCTACTAAGGAATTAGAAGATGCTGCTTTCAATGCTGTTGTTACAGCGATGGCTACATCTATCGAAGTAGAGGCTCAATCAGAGCTATTTAAAGAAGTAGGCGTAGCAGGTGATGCAGAGCCAGCAAAAGAAATGACAGCAGAAGAACGTATTCTTCGCGCTAAATACAACGTTAAATAAGGAAATAAAATGTCCGTAATTGCAACAGATTACAGCCACTACAGCAATCTAGTTAAGAAAAGTGACAGTGATTCTACTGAACTCTTTCATGACGTTATCACTGTAAATGAAGCTGCTCAAAAATCCTACGTAGTTGGTACTGTACTAGGTAAAGTTACTGCAACTGGTAAATACAAAATCTCTGTACAAAATGCTGCTGATGGTAGTCAAACTCCTGTAGCAGTTGTTGTTGGTGATTCCTTCGGTACTGCTGCTCCTTTCACTGTAGCCGCTACTACTGATACTAAAGTATTGGCTATCACTCGCGGTAAAGTAGTTCTAAGCAAATCTGCCCTAGTTCTTGATGCAACCTTTGACCTAGATGCCGAAAAACAAGCTGCATATGACAGCCTAAAAACTGTTGGCATTCTTGTAGACGCTACTGTTTAATTAATAAGGAAAATAATAATGTTAACTCGTAGTTTTGGCGCTAATGGTCAGTTTCAAATTGCTGACTGGACAGAAGAACTTAATGTAATCCCAAATACTTATACCACTATTCAAGATTTTGGTATTTTCTCAGATGAGCCAGTAGCTTCAAGTGCTGTTACTTTTGAAGAAACTATTAAAGACAGCACTGTAATTGTTGACCGTGTTCGTGGCGATCGTCATAACCAGAGTAAAGATTACACCCGTAAACTTCACTCATTTGTTATCCCTCACTTCAACATGGACGATGCAATTTACCCTAAAGATTTGGTGAATGTACGCGCCTATGGTAGTGCAGATGAAGCTGAAATGCTAGCTAATCTACGTACCCGTAAAATGGAACGTATCCGTCGTGCTTGGGATGAAACCTTTGAAGTAGCCCGTGCTCAGATTATCACTGCTGGTACTGTATACGCTCCATCAGGTACTGTTACTCAGGATTGGAACAGTGAATTCAGCTTTGCCCGTACTTCAGTAGACTTCCTATTTGGTACTGGTAGCACTGAGATTCTAGACAAGATTGAAACTTGTATTGCTTCAATTCAGGACAATGCTGGTAATGGTCAATCAATCAGTGGTGTTGTAGCATTCTGTTCACCAACTTGGTTTGCTGCTCTAATTAAGCATCCTAATGTTAAAGCTGCTTATCAGTATTACAGCTCTTCACAAGAACCTCTACGTCAACGCCTAGCTGCTGGTAACAGTGCTTCTGTTGTACGTCGTGAATTCTTCTACGGTGGTGTACAGTTCGTTGAATGTCGTGATCGTCACGCTGGCGTTCAAATGATCCCTGCTGGCAAGGCTTACTTCGTTGGTCAAGGTACCGATGCTTTCAAGACTTACTATGCACCAGCAGAGCGTTTCGGTCTAGTGGGTACCCTTGGCGAACAAGTGTACTACTTCGAAAAAGATGCTCCAGACGGTACTAAGATCGAAATCGAAACTGAATCCAACTTTGCTTGCGGTCTACTTCGTCCGGGATTGATCGTAGAAGCAGTGACCAGTAATTGACCTTAACTAAGGTTAAAGTTACAAAAGCTAATTAGCTTTACAAAGGAACCTTGATAGGTTATAATCAAGGTTCCTTGATAAAGAGAGGTTAGCATGAACTCTATAAAAATTATAGAAGAATTAAAAGAACACAATAATCTAAACGTAAAGTGCTTGTGTTTCTGTGGAACAGAATTTATTGCTAGAAAGGCAAACATCATAGGAGGATATACCAAATCCTGTGGTTGTCTCAGAAAAATAGCTCATAGAGAACTTGCAAGAAATAGGCAGAAAGTAAAACTCGAAGACTATATTGGTAAGACTATAAACAATCTGACTATTATTGGTGAAGAGTATGTAACAGTTAAATCTGGAGCTATCCACAGGTATTTTGTATGTAAATGTAATTGTGGTAATAATTACAAAGGTGACGTAC